CAAAAAAGTACTGGAGAAGGCAAGCACCAAAGTGGACAGGACTAAAGAGGATCAGATATAACGGAAAAGATGTGGCGACTAAGAGACTGCTCTTAGACTTCTTTGACAGGTTCACAGGTCAGAGAAACTTCCTATGCGATCGAGTAGAGATCACCAAGGAATTCTGGCTTGTATTCAAGGATCTGATACCAAACGACATCCCTGACGATATGCGAGGCAGAGTAGACAACTCCATCGATGGCAATCCAGACCCGAATGGCAATGGAGGGACAGGAGCAGCAGCACCGTCCAACACTCCAGCAAAGAATGCAGAATGGGATCAATGGGAAAAACAGCATCAGGGAGATTACGAAAATGCGATCCGTATTGGGAATTGCATGACAAACATCTCTGCGATGGGCTCCAGACGCAGGAGAGGTTCTGCGATGTTTGGCAGCAAAGTCCACCCAGTGAACATCGTAAAAGGAGCTCAGGAAGCATTCAGAGGCAGATCCCCAAAGAACTCAAAACGGAAACTCTTTGCTGTGATCGATATGTCAGGATCTATGCTCTACAACATCGAGTTCGGAGGATGCGAGTTCGTATCCGCTCTGCGAATACTGGACGAGAGAGGCATCGCAGATGTTGAGATCGTTCTGACAAACAGAAGTCTCCGAGCAGATGTTTCAGATGTTCCATCCAGAGAACTCATGACAGCCATGCCAATGGATGGAGGAGAGGGAATGCAGGGATGCTTGCAACAGTTCAGGGATCGTATCGCAAAGGCGGATACAGCGATCATCTTTACGGATGCTGCTCTCTCCGATGCTCATACAGATTTCGGAATCTTTAGAGGACAGGTTGACTTGATCGGATGTTGCGTATCGGACTCGTCGAAAACCTCCGAGCTTATGCGTCAATGGTTCCAGACCATTCTTGTTAGGAGCTCTGCGATTGAGCTTGCAAGGTCCATCGCGATGGAGCTCTCTAGAGGCTAGACCTCCAAAATCTGGATACAGGCCCACAGGCTTCGGCTTGTGGGCTTTTTTGTGCGTACTCGCTTTGCCTCCATGTTCTGGATACAGACCTCAAATCGTCGAGAATCGTTTACAGGATGCAGGAAGGATGTAGGGTCTGGAGGATCTAGGGAGGACCTGAGGACGATCTGAGGACCTCAGGGAGGGACCTGCTCCCTAGGGAGGGAATCAAATAGGGGTCTGAGGCTTGACGAGAGCTCGCTCAGGACGTCCGTTTTTTGGACTCATGTGACAGCTCCAGAATGCAGATCGCCAATCCTCCGGCATCTGGGAGTGAGATTGGGTCTCAATAACACAAAATTAGACGAATCTTTTACAAAATTTTGTCCCTACAGTTGTAGTCCTCAAAAAGACCTCAATCTTGTATCCAGAATCTGGATTTTTCGATTTCTACTGAATTTTGAATACACGCGTATAAAACCAGATGTTGCCAGATGTTGCCAGATATTCAAGATGTGGATACAAATTTCGGGACCAAAAAATCGAGTTCTCCGGGGCGACGCAGGCCCGGCTACGCGGCGGTTTTGGGTGCCGGGTGCGGTTCCACAAACTAAACTCATATATCAATAGGAACAAAAGCCTAATGAACAATAAGCCGAAAAGCCGAAATTTGCTTGACAACTAGTGGGCAGTCTGCTCTGCCCGAGGAATGTCACCATCACGAGGGATCTGGATCTCGTCCCAAATACTTAGCGATCCGAAACTCAGGCAGCTCGACAAACTAATTCTTGCGTACGTGCAGGGTTTCGGTGAGGAGGGTTGTTTTGCCAGCAACGAGGCCATAGCAGAACTGTTGGGCGTACAGCATCCGAACAGCATTCAGAACAGAATTTCTTCTTTAGTCAAAAGCGGGTATCTGGAAAAGAAAGGTTCCCACTGGTTCAGGAAGCTGTACCTAGGGAAGTTAATCAAATGATTTACTCAAGTGCATCAAATGGTTTACTTGATTAAACCAAATGGTTTACATATAACTAATCTAATAACTAAAGTAATAACTAATTAGTTAATATAGGTATGTATGTACGTACTAATTTAGTAGTTTAGTTATTAGTTATTAGTTAAGTTCCCCTGCGGGGGCGGTAAATCCTCGCGGATTTCCATTAAGTTTTCCCGCTAACCAGTTAAATAATTGTAAATTGAGTTTAAGTTGTTGACAGCTCGGCGTAAGTCGGCAGGGTGCGAGGTATGCAGTTTTACAGCGTACAACAAAAATACAAAGATGCAGCTCGGCGAGCCTATGAAGCAGCCGATATGCAAAGCGACGTGGAAGCCCAGTACAGATCCGAGGTTTCCGTATTCGGGGATGCGTGGGCTGGTGCCCATGATGAACTACTTAATGGGAGAGAGAGACTCAACCAAGCTGAGGCAGATGTAAAAGCCTTGAGGGAAAAGCTCGACTGGCTGCTCCCGAAAGTTAAGCGTAAACAAAATAGACGTTTCGACGAAGTCCCTTTTTAACACATAAACCACAATAACACAAAATAAACGACAATGAGTGCAAATAACAATCCATTTGGGTCTACTCCCAAAAAAGTATCAGATCTCCTACAGGAGACCTTAGCTTCATTAAAGCCAGAGAAGCCAGAGACTCAGCTAGAGGAGGAGGCTCGCCTCTGGTTCGAGGAAATAGAAGCAAAGAACACCCTCCGAGGCATGGAGGAGTTCTACGAAGCCCAGTGCCAAAGAAAGAGCGAGGAGGAGTGGCTATGATGGACGTAGGTGCAGTTGTAACCTTTAGATACCCTCCAGCGGAGGTTCTTTATGCGGGTCAAGTGATCCGTGTGAAGTTGCTCTCTGGTTCGGACTACAAAGTAGAAGTCAGGGGTAGATCAGGACGGACGATAATTTTAGATAGCTTCCGCGAAAGCGGGGGCATGATCTGGCCTGACTACACTCATGCCGACATTTATGTGGAAGAGGGTTGGAAAGGTCTCTGTGAGCAAAAGCTCATAGACACGTACTATTTCGATTGTACGGAGGCTCGGGCGGAGGATGCTGCCGACAGGCAGAAGCGTAAACCTTCAATGGTCAAGGAGGACCAGCAGTACAATGAGCCCTTGCATATCAGAAAGATCCCTTGAGCAAGCTCTGGATGAATATCTAGAGGCTCGTAAGGACGGGAGCTGGGAAGAGCCAGTTCTCGTCTCGCTCTGGGACGGAGAAAACGTCCTGTTTGAAGCGGGTCCTAAGAAATTCTTCCGCAGGACGTGGCTCCAGCAAGTCAAGATGTGGGACGTAGAGGACATCTGCGGCCCGTGGGAGACGGACTCCAAAAAAATCGTGCATTCCGTTGCCGATTATCTGATCAGCGACACGCTGTACGATCTAGCCGCAGCTAGTCCACACTCCTGATGCTAGAAATTAGCCTTAGTCACCAAACAATTACTAAAGCAAAAATCCTCAGCGAAGAGCTACCTTCGTTGAGGAATAGTATTGAACGGGGTGCAGGAAATCTTGCGGGACTAATTGGAGAGGTTGTCGCAGCTACAGTTCTGAACGCAAAAATACAGAACACGTATGATTACGACATCATTACTCCAGACGGCGAGCGTATAGATGTAAAAACAAAACGCTGTACATCGAAGCCTCGGTTGGATTACGATTGCAGTATTGCAGCGTACAACACTAAACAAAAATGCGACACGTACGCATTCGTGCGTGTTTTGAACGATTACACAAAAGCGTGGTACCTCGGCAGTTTACCCAAGGCGGAATACTTCCAAAAAGCCATAAAAATGAAAGCAGGAGAGCTTGACAAATCGAACAACTTCACTGTCAAAGCAGATTGCTATAACCTAAAAATAGAAAGTCTGAATGAGTACACCACAAGAAATTAACATAGCATTATCCGGTCAAATTGATACCGTGATGCAGAAATATTTCCCAAATGCTAAAAAGCGTGGGGCGAATTACGAGATGGGGGATCTCGATGGAAACAAAGGAAAGAGCTGCGGCGTCTTCCGAGCCAAAGGTGGCGTATATCTGGCAAAGGATTCAGCCACAGGTGAGTGCATACCTATACTGTCACTAATAGCTAGGAAGCACAGCAACTGGAAGGAGGCGTTCGTGGAAGCACGCCGAATCTGCGGATTACATGATGTGAAGCCCGTGATATCCGCACAGCGTCCTACAGTAGCCAGAGATAGCAGTACCGCTCTAGGACCGATGCGTGGCACAGAGGCCATGAAATATCTGTCGCAGGAGCGTGGACTATCCGAGGCCGTGCTGCAAAAATATGGGATACGGTCTCACAAGCGGTACAGCGGAGTGAACGATAATTTTTGGGCTGCACGTTTCTACGATCCCGAAGGGAACTACGTGATGCTGAAAAGCACAGGGGTCCTTCGTCAGGACGGCAAAAAGGACATCTGGTCTACCGCTGCGTGGCATACCCTGTGGGGTTGGAGGAACGTCACGGACAACGACAGAAGTATCTTGATAACCGAAGGGGAGATAGACGCTATGTCGTGGGATCAGATGGATATCGGGATGCCGTGTCTGTCTGTGCCCAGTGGCGTGTCCAACTTGGGTTGGATTGATAACGACTACGAGGCTTTGTCCCGTTTCGAGAACATCTACATAGCGATGGATAATGATGAAGCGGGGCAAAAAGCCGCAAAAGCGATAGCTAAACGACTTGGGTTGCAGCGTTGTAGGACGGTGCAGTACCCAGAAGGGATCAACGACGCCA